AGTTCGATTTTTTCTTTCACATCTGCTATAGTCGGAGGGAATTTGAGGGAGCACATCAGGCTTTTAACTGCTTCGGTGATTACTTGCAGCGGTTCTTCTACAAACATAGTCGCCCACAGATTGATTGCGCTTGTAGCTTCTTCTTTTGTCATGTTACGGTAAAAGTTCGGGTATCCGGCTTTCAGGATTGCCATGATTGCCTTTGTTTCTTCCCTGGTCATGTCAAACGTCCTCCTGCAAAAAGATATTGCCGTTTGGTGATGGCTTGTCCTGTTTGTTTTCCCATGTCCTAACCGCTGCTTTCCAGTCTTTCATCTTGTTTTTGCCTATCATCCACCCTTTAGCTGTATAAAAGTCATACCACCTTTGAGGATCAACGCCTTTGTTCCGTTCTTGACAATAAGCGACGACTTCTTCAAGTGTGGGTGGAACGAATCTGTGCGACTTGTTCGCACTATTATTAACCTTACCTAACTCTAACCTAACCTTACCTAACCTAACCTGAGCCTCCAAATTGGATACATCTTGTATACATTTTGTATCCATAAGCCTGTAAGCCTTGTTATTGTCCAATTCCAGCATTGCCTTCTCATCTTTGTATTTTGTCTCTTTGTATCTATCGTTTTGAATGTAGTTATGTATCTTCCAATGCTTTATAACCACAACACCACTTTCAAATGGGATGATGAATTTTTTTGCGATAAGAAGTTTTATATCGTCATCACTCGCCCCTGTTATGCGCATGATTGTTTTAGGTTTGTTGACAAACCCGTCATCATCCCCACGCATTGCCAAGTGAAAATATAAAAGCTGCGTTGATTGCGGCATGTCCAAAAAAGCATCTGAATCAATTATCGTTTTTGCTATCATTCGTCTTTCTGCCACTTTCTCACCTCGCCTTTAACGCTTCTTCTGCCTTTCCTTTTGTCCTATATACGTTTTCCATAAAATACTGGCAATCATTTGTGGAAGTTATCAACCAATCGCCATGCCATTCGCTATATGTAAATTCCTTTATTGTTATTTCTTGCACGCGTTTTTTCGTGTGGATTGCCACAAAACCTTTCCTTCCTTTCATTTCAGACGTTGCCATTTTCAATCCTCCTTCGCAATAGAATTAGTTTGTGTATTAGTCTACCTGCATATCTTTCATGCTTATTTGTCCGGCACAAGATTTTTCATTATTTCTTCTAGTTTCTTTGTACTCGTTATACTGCTGCCGGTATCTGTAACTGTCGCCAAAAACATTCCATGCAGCTTTTACTAGATTAGGTTCATAAGGTCTTATCTTTTCTAAATCTTCTATCGCTTTAGCAGATATGGAACAACCACAACATCCAGTCCGTGTCAGGCCGTACACCTCATATGCGTCTGAATATCTGATGCTGTGATAGTCTTTGTACCACTGCTTGTCCGTGTTTGATACATAGAACAGAGGCCGAAGCCGATATTGCCCTCCTGCTGTTTCTGAAAAACACATCGATGTATTATCCTTTCTAGGCACAGACCTCATGCCGCCCTCATCCCTGCGTTCTCCCGTAATTACCATGTCAAAGTCTTTTTGCGCCGCATGAGCTACCTGTTTTTTGCAGTAATCACAGCACTTATTACTTACTTTAAAAGGGATTGGATTCTCTTTTATGAAGTCCAACATATACTTTGATGAATTTATAACCAATTGAATATTTGGTCTGGGTTCTCCCTTTGAATTACACCCGCATAGAAAATTAATTGTTGATTCACATTTTGGATATCTTTCCTTAAGTTCTGCCCGTTTTGCCTTTTTGTCCTCTGCGTTTGCGTATTCCTCGGCAATTGACAGCGGAATTTTTTTCTTTTGTACGCCTTCTAACCCAGCTGACATAATTTTTGACACAAACGGTATTCCGTGTTCTCTCGTAGCCAATACTATGTTTTTCTTGGGACGGTGCTCCGTTATAGTGATCCCATACAGTTTTTCCATGTCTTTCACGTGGCGTTTTATTGCCTCCATTTCTAACCCCGTGTTAAAAAAACAATACTCCACAGGTGGCAAATTAAATAATTCCCTCACTGTCTCTATCAAATGGAGCATAATATCACTGTCGCTCCCTCCTGAATAAGAACATATTGCATTTGGATGTTCAATTAGTCTCTTAGCTATAATGCTTTTAACTGCCTCAAATTTATTCGGCGAATCAAAGTCTGCATACGCCGGCCTATCTGTATATACTTTGCTTTTATAGCCTGTTGTCACCTTTATCCCCCATTCCTTCACATAATTTACGGTTCATGTAATAATCGGAGGCGGCGGCTACCTCCGGCATCAAGATATAGCCCTTTCAATTTATTTTTGCCGCCAATTCGACTGCATAAATATACATTCTTGTAATATTAGAAAGGTAAATCACCATCATCCACAGTGAAAAAATCGTCCTGCGGTTCTGCCTGTTGCATCTCCTGCCGTTTCTCTGTTGTACTGCCGATAAACTGCACAAAATCAGCCACAAGCGTATGATACGTCTTGCCGTTGTACTCATGGCTCCGCATCTGCCCGAACACCAAAACCGGATCGCCCTTCTTGATCCCCGCGGCGTAATTCGCCAACCTGCCCCAAGCCTCACAATTAGCAAAAACCGTGTTGTCGTCCTTGTCCTTGCCGACCGCCATGCCCCACTTGCAGTTAGGCGTATTCTTCTCGCCTAACAGCTTGTATTCAGCATCTTTTGTAGCGTTACCACACGCCATCACACCGTCGCCTAATTTAGCTCTCACAGTTTAGCCCTCCTTTTCTTCCATATACCTGTTAACAAGTGCGCTAATATCGATTGAATTTTTATTGCTCCAAATATCCCAAAAATCAATCGTATTGCTGTTCGGTTCCTCTTTTGGTTTATCAATCTTTATCTTTAGTGGTATAGGTGTGCTGTTGCCTATCACAATCCCGTCCCCCGGCTTAAACAAGGAAACGGCGTCAATGATATGCTTGCTGCCCTCCGTGAGAATGTCCTTAATCAGAAATTTGTCGTTTGCATTCGAGAGTTTCAGCACAAGGAAATTGGCGCACTGTGCAATAATGGTCTTATTCAATTCGCTTGGCCTTTGGGACACAATCATCAGTGATGTTGCGAACTTGCGCCCCTCTTTGGCTATCGTTTCAAAAATGTCCAACAGGCGCCGTTGACTTGCCCCCAACTTAAAATTATCGCTTGGGATATAAACATGCGCTTCATCACAGATAAAATTCAAAGGAATACGTTTCGCCCTCTCTTGCGCTAACTGCATCTTGTAAACCAATTTTGACAGGATGCCAATGACAACCGGGACAATCTCATGTGGTAAATTTGACAGGTCTACAACCTTAATGTTCTTGTCATTAATGTTCAAAATTTTATCCATCAACACAGACAGATAATTTTCTGCTGTTTCGCAAAACATAAAGTCATATCTTTTATCCTGCACCTTTTCTTTTAGTAGATTTAATAAGATGGAAAGTTTCCCGTTGTATTCGCCTTTAACGGTTTTTGTTTGTCCTGCCCGGTCGCCTGTCTTGTAATATTCTCCGGTGGGCACTTCTGATTCATTTAACCTTTCCAATTCGGCGATAAAAAACATAGGGTTGAAATATACAGGTTTGTCCTCCGATTCTTCGCTTTGCCGCACCTTGTAAAATGCCTTCCTAAGCGCAGATATTTGAACGGTTGAAGTTTCCTCTTTGACTTTCAAAAATGCTGAGTATATGTCCGTGAACGATAGCAACCAAAACGGGAACAACGTATCTTCGCCGAACTGTATTTTTTTTACATAAGACAGATCGCTGTATTCCCCGTGTAAGTCAAACAAGATAACATTTGACCCTTTAAGCATGGATATTTTTTCAAGCATGGTCGAGACTGTAAAGGATTTCCCGGACCCGGTATTCCCGATTACAGCTGAATGCCTCTGGAAAAATCTGTTGCCGTCAATAAACGCCCGGGTGTCATAACTTGCATATCTCCCGATGTCAAAACTCGCTTTTTTATTGTGCGTTATCATGCTTTCAAACAGTGGTAGGTCAATTTTTGTAATCTCAACCTTTGTTGTAGGGTAATTGTCTATTGCCTTTTCAAACCGCCCGTTTTCGAGACTACCTATAATGCTGCACTCAATAATATTTGTTCCGGTAAACTCGTCAAGGTAATCTTCATCGCCCCCGGAATACGATACATCGGTTTCTGTAAGCCCAACCACCGAACAGACAACCTGGGCGTATTCGTCCGATAGCAGCAGCAAGTCGTTTATTTTTGTATCCCTCAATTGTTTCAGGTCGCTTCGGATCTGAATCCGGTCACCATAAATCTTTACAAGTTGCATTTATATACCTCCCAATTCGTTATAACTTCTTATTCCTGCGCTTTTAATAGACTTGCAGTAATCGCATTCGCCGCAAGGGGCGGGTTCTACCTCGCCGGATTTTACAGCGGCATATCTCTCTATGTTTCCGCTTACCTCGGACAACGCAAAATCAAGCGTATCTTGTGGAATTTGAAATATATCAAAATCCGTAACCTTTTCTTTTGTGGCTGCGGCAAGGTAGAACGGCAAGCGGGTTCCGGTGTTTATGCGTGTAATTTCTTGATACACCGCCCCCTGTATGTCATATCTCCAGAAGGGGATTGACTTAAAATTCCGTACAACCTTCAAATCTGCTATGCAAACCCCTTCACAGTAGCTGTCTATCTTGATTTTCCATTTTACACCGAACATTTCAGCCGTGAGTATTTTTTGTTTTTCTCCTGACATAAATTTCATAAATAATTCGTCTCGCTTAACCCGTGCAATTATCTCATTCGCCTTTTTGAATTCAGCCCGTAATGCTTCTTTTTTTGTGAATATTTCCGGGTGTTCGTCCATGAATTGTTTCAGCGTTCCCTCAAAATAGGCATCCACAAATGAGCCAACAAGCAAAGCCCTTGTCATCGGTTGTTTATATTCGCCCCTTATCTTCGCCATAGCCATAGCTTCACACTTCATAAAGTCTTTATATTGAGAGACGGAAAAATACGCTTTATTCGCTTTCTGACCGTGGTAATTGCTGTCATTCGGTTTCATCTCTCACAACCTCCTGAACAATATCAACTTGCGGCGTATTTTCAAACGGGTTTTCAAGTGTATTTTCTTCGTGCTGCGGTCTGTTGGCGACTTCTTCCTCCGTATACATCCCTTGAAATTCCTCAATAAACGCTTCCCGCAATGCCCGAACCTTAGCAACCTTTTCAACCATCGTCGCCCCTTGCCGTTTCCAGTTAGAATTGAGTTCTCCATTTGATTTTTTCCCTGCGACTTCATCAAAAGAAACGCTCATGTAAGATGGGTAGTCCCTGTCTTTGCGGTAGACTTTCGCCCACCCGCCGAGAAGCTTCTCCTCCGGCGCAACGAAACAGCCCGGTCTTTCCTCTATCGTTCCGTCCTCTTTCTGGATGATAACGCCGCTTTCCTTGCCGTTGTATTGCGGGTGTGCATCCGCTCTTTTCAAGAACACATCTTTACCAACAACAATCTGCGCCGGTTGGCTGCCGTATTTTATGCAGTACGCTTCTTTCAGAAACGGATTGAGTTTCCTCGCTTTACAAAGTTCCGTGAAAAACTTAAATTCCGGCAGCGTTATTTTGCTGTCGTTCCCGACAATGTAATTTTGAACAATTGCCGGGGTGAGTCGTATTTCATCATCGCCGATATTGTATGTAACTGCATAATCTTTTGTGGTAAGCTCTTTACTCACTATAACCCCTCCCTTTCCAGAACCGCGTCCTCATAGTCCTGCGGATTCCTCAACTCTCTTGGCGTATGTACTTGCTCTGTTCTTCCATCATTCAACCTCGCTTTCCGCAAAATCAATACAGTCCTTGCAAATGTACTTCCCTAACAGTTTGTAAAAGGTATCTCTTTGATACAATGGCTTTTCACATAGATCACATTCAATAACAACCTCTCGTTCTTCGGGTTCAGGGAAGTATTCAAGCATCTTCCTCAACCGCCTTTGGTTCTGCGATATTCCACTCTGCAACCTTTTGAAGTTCCTTGAATCTATATTGCGGATTTGCGTCGACTAAGTCGCCGTATTGCTCTAATGCAAAATCAGTATAGATTAGTTCCATCTTGCTGCCATAACTCTCTTTAAGCTCGAATACCCGTATGCTATCAAGCGTTTTTCTAAGCCTTTTCACCTCATCTTGTGCTTCAATCAGCTCCATTTGTAGATTGTCATATGTAGAAAGTTTCAAAATTACTTGTTCGTCCATTTTACTTTCCCTCGCTTTCCCGCCTTTTCTTCTATTAATGCCTTGATTTCTTGCACTTCCTCGTCACTTGCGACCCCGTTCAGTTTAATTTCCGGCACAGTAATCTCCCACGGGTATGTGTCGCACTTCCTCGGCTTTATTTCTGTTTCTAAACCGTGTTCTTTAGCATATTTGGCGATTGTCGCCACATTCGCCTGAAAGAACCCTCTCATATCGGAATAGACATATACGCCGACCGCTTCCCTCAATTCCTTGTTAAGTTGCTTTAATCGGTCAACCTTTTCCTTCAATTCTTCTACTGTCATTTTACAAACCTCCCTTTCGTGTGATAAAATAAACTAATGAATTTTTCTAAACCTTTGCGTCTATGTGACGCTTTTTTTCTGCCTTGATTCCGTCGATCCTGCCTTTGCGGTAGTAGTAGTCTCTTGTTGCCCCGTATGTTCCTAATATTGCAACGCCTACCGTCACAATCAAAACAACAAAATATCCCCAATCGCCCATGCTATCTCCTCCTAATGTTTATTACCTTTGGATTTTCAAATTGGCTTTTGAGTGGCCGCTCGATGAAATTTACAATAACCGTGAACAAAATAAGTAAAAACGCAAACGCCGCAGCAATGATAAGGATCTTCGTTTCAATGTCCATCGCTTACCCCTTTCCACGCCGTTATGGCGTTATTTCTCGCTGACAACTCTTTCATCCGCTCGTATTCCTGCGCCGACTTGTCCGGCTTTCGTGCGAGTCGGAAAAACTCCTCGTTATTTCTGTCCAGTTCCTCTTTTTCTTCTTTTGTGAGTGTTCTAAAAAAGTCCGATGTATTCAAACTGCTGTTCCTCCTTATCTAATTGGTTTATTTGTGAACATACTCACCTGATTTTTAACCGCCTCTATCCGTTCTTTTGCCGCCTTGTAGTAATCCGGATCAAGCTCAAAACCTATGTACTCAAACCCGTAATTATGGCAAGCTATTAAACTTGAAGCACTGCCGACATGGGTATCAAGGATTTTGTCGCCTTGCTTTGCGTAGTTTGTGAGTAGCCATTCGTAGAGCTTGACGGGCTTCTGGGTGGGATGAATACGGTCAGGTTGTACGGGGTTTTCCTCAATAATCCGCGCGCTGTGCTTAAACGATGTCCACGCATATTCACATTCCGAAAAGCTTCGCCCTCTCATTCCTGGGCCTTTATCCCATATTACAAAACAGCGTGTAGGTGGCAAGTCGAAATAATTGCCTCCCCAAATAACTTGGTTGACTGAAATTCTAAATAAATGGTCAAAGTACTCTTTGCTTGGCACTGCCTTGTCCCAGTTTTTTGGTTGCCATTTTCTGTTTTCGATTTTTGATGCCTTTTTGCTTTTGCCTGCGCCCATATTCATATTAGCTAAATCCAACCCATACGGCGGGTCAACCAAGGCCAAGTCGAAGTACTTATCAGGAAATTGTTTCATCCCATCCATGCAGTCCATGTTGTATAGTTCGTTCATCTTTAGCACATTTTCACCTTCTTTACTATCTGTAATACACCCACCAAAACCACCGCCACCAAAACCGTTTAAGCCACCCTTTCGCCACGCCCCGCCCGATGCTGTAACACAGAAGCGAATACGCCAGAATGCAAATAATCAGCAGGATGAATGCGCCGCGGGAAAAGCCAATCAATATAAAGTCTTGTTCGTGCCATAGTTTTGGTGTCATGCCAACACGCCCGATTCATTCAAGGCCTTTTCAAGCCATGACAGTCCCTTTGCGGTTACATACGTTTGTGGCTTATTGAATAC